CCTCTATCTAATTGTTTGTCAATTTCCCAACCTTCAGGAAGCTTATCCTCAAACTTGTATTCATCTGCTGAAGTTGGTCTTCCTAATTTATCATAGAAAGTATTCCAATCATCTTGAGTTGAAGTTTCGTTTGGAATTGATATAGAATTTCCTAAGTGACTTACTAAAGACTCATGGCCTGCCATAAAATCTTTAACATTGTTGTACTTTGTAAAATTCTTATTGTTTGCATATTGTGGATAATCTTTCAAAAAATCAGACATTGATGTTTGTTCTGAAAATTTTAAATTCAGGTCTCCACTACCTGTGTTGCCATCTCCTTGGCCTTGCCCTTGTCCTGCACCAAAGCCGCCTTGTCCTTGTCCTTGGCCTTGGCCTTGATTTTGTCCTTGTCCTTCACCTTCTCCTGGCATAAAAGTTCTCCTTATTCTTCAAAGTTATCTTGTACTTTGCCTAAAAAGTCATTTGCGTCACAGCAAGTATATGCCAACATGTGTTGTACGACTATTCTCATACCATCATTCATAAACTGTTCTCTATCAGTTTTTGCTTCAGGTGTTCCTATAATATGGAACCTATTCATATAGTCTTGTAACAATTCTTGCCCAGCTTTTGTGCCAAAAACTTCTTGGTGAAGCTGTGCTAGTTTTTTGTTATAATGGGCATTATCGCCTTTTTTTAGCCAACTTTTTAGACTCATAAATATATTATATAATAAACTAGCCATTAGCTGCAGCTTCCGCCTCAGCACCGGCGCCCATTTGCTCACCTATCTGTGAGAACAACTGTTCTGTCAATTGTTCACCACCTGGGGTATTGCCAACTTTTTGACCAACATCTGCCATAGCACCCATCTGTTGCATTGCTTGTGCTTGTTGCTGTTGCTGTTGCATTTGAGCTTTTGCTTGTTCGTATTCACTTTGTGATACAATATATTTTGTAGGAAGCCCTAATGCTTTTGCTCTATCTACTTCCATTTGTACCATATCAAATCTCATTAAATAATCTTGAGCTGCTTGTGGGTTTAATTGCATAGATTGAGCTATAGACATTTTAACTTGGTCTATAACCTGAACGTCTACTAGTCTCTGCGCCCTAGCCAGAGGAGAGTCATACACAATTTTTAATGACCTTGTAGAATATTTTTGCCTTTCTTTGGCTTCCTGCTTTGGTGTTTGTTTTTTATCTTTTTTAGATTTCTTACCTAAAGCTTGTTCTCTCATTTGGTCAAAAGCTTCTTTTGGTCTACCACTAAATGTCTCATTATCTGCATTCTCAAGTAATGCTTGAGGTGGCGGTGGTACTTCTCCTTGTCTTATAAGTATACCTAAAATTCTGTTAATCATAGGTTCAAATAATTCAAGTTCTAAACGACCTTGCCATGGTCCCATAAGTTGCATTTGTATTTCAGACCTTTTTTGAACTTCAGTTGCAGTCATCTCTGCATTAGTTCTTAAATATAATTGGTCATTATAGAAAATTTCTTTAACTTTATTTTGTTGCAATTCAATATCTTTAGCTGTATATTGTAAATCACCTGCTACATTCAATGCTGTAATTCTACGGCCACCTTCATCCTGGTTCAAGTTTTTATAACCTGGAATAAGCTGAATAGGGTTTACATAAGCATTCAATGGAACATCTAATGGCGGTCTTAATCGCATATTAGAGCCATCTAATTGTAGCTTAGCCATTTCGTTAAGAGATTTAACTTCAGGAAGTGCAATCGTTGCAGGACCACGTCCATATAGCTCTCCTGCAAGTACTTCTAAACGAGCTACCGCATACGGCATCTCTGGGTAACCACTTTCCTCAAGTAAAGTCTCACCTTCACATAAAATATAAAGAGACTCAAATGGCATATTAAGATTGTCAATTTTATCTGGGTCACGCTCCTGGCGAGGCGCAACCACGTGAAGTACCGTTGCTTTCGCATCAGGCTCTTCATCCATTTGCTGTTGTTTATCACGAGGTAACTTTCCTGGAAACTCTTGTTCAATTTGTCTAAGAGTCATCTCAAATTTTCTATATACTGTATCAACTACTCCACGGTAGTCTTCAGCAATATCTACTACATCAATAGGATAAGTTCTAAAAGAAACTCCGTTTATGGGGTCTTCTTGAATGAACAATACAGCATTACACAATGAAGTCAAATCACAATAAGTTTGATATAAAGCTCCTGTACCACGTTTATTTATAACAGATTGTGTACGGTCACGCGCAATATCAAACCACGTATTTATTTCTTTATCATTTTCAAGTTCTTCATCTGCTGTTTCTAAAGTTATATAAAACCATTTTGAAGCGGGGTTTACTGTACGAGAATAAAGGCCAGCTGCTAATTTTTGTGCGGCATCTGCCCCTGTATTATCATATATTTTCTTAGTCTTTCTGGCGCCTTCCTCTTCTTTGCGAATAGCTGTTATTCTACCTGGACAAAAATAATCGGATAAATCTTGCCAAAGATTATCCCAGTTCTGTCGTTTAGATTTCAACTTTTGCTGTCTCTGTAAGTGCCATCTAATACGTTTTTCTGATACTGTCATTATATTTATCCTAAACTGTTCTTTTTAAGATTATCTTCTGTATTATCAAGTACACCAGCTCCTGATGTCAATATAGTTTTTGAAGATGTTGTACCTTTTTGTTGACGCTCTTTTGCTTGTCTTGCTGCTTCATCAGCTTTAGCTTGTGACTCTGGGTCAATTTCAGAGTTTACAGGAGCAGCCTGCACTGCGGGTGTTTTCGGTGCCATAATATCTCCTATCCTAAACGCTGTCCACGAGTATCACTTAATAGACCAGCGCCTAATAAGTTTCTTTTATATTCAGGTTCATCTAAAACACCTTTGCCTGATGTTAAAATAGTGCTTTCAGATGACTCTACTTTATCTGCCATTGCAGCTTTTGCATTTTGTGCTGCTTCGTTTGCAGCTTTATCACTGTTCTCTACCGGCTTCTGTTCTGAAGTCGTTTTTGAAGCTGTTGATGAGCTACCGCCTCCACTTGACATATTTATTCTCCTTATTTCTCACAAAATAGTATTATGTATAATACTATTTTAATATAAACCAGTCAACTTTGCTCACAAAACTCACAGAGGTCCAGGAGATTGGTTTAAAATATGTCATAGTCGCTGTTAGCTACATACTTATCTGTGCCCTCATGTGAATATACATTGTACTCACTGTACGCTACACCTGTTTGGTCAGCTAAAGTTTCTTCATCAAAATCGTGTATGTGCTCTAAGCCTACAGCTAAATATCTAAATGCGTCAGCTCCATGTGACGCCCAATTGTGCTCAGGTTTCTCTAAATATACCTTCCGTTTGTCGTCCCATTTCTTTGTATAGTTAACAAGACAGTCATATCCTGTTGTTGTATTCTCTTCATCAAACAAGCTAATCGCTAAAACTCTTCGTGCAGCTTCTATACCATCAGCAACACCAAGTTTGGGTACTGGGTAAAATTTTACGCCCATACGCTTTGCATAACTGTATCGCGACTCTTTTGTGGTTAATTCTCTCTGTGTTATATCATGTGGAGCCAAATGTGTGCCATACACATATTGGTAAGTTTTAATTTCCGTTATAACTTCCTTAAGAGAAGTATTAGTCCATTCCTTGTAATTTATTATCCGTGGTGTATCATTGACAATCTGAAAGAACCAAATTGCCATCGCGTCATCTAAACCTAAGTCCCATGCTGTATGAACTTTATAATTTGGATTGTATAAAACCTTAGTTCTACGGTCCTCGTTCTGAAGCCTTGTTAATTCTTTTGAGTAATATGCACCTTGTAATGCTGCATTAAAGTCACAATAGTATTCCTGTTGTGCTAATTCTTCTGACATACCTGTGGCAATATCATCCGCTATCATCTGGTCTGTAACTATGGGGCCCCACAACAATTCGCCTGTTTGAGGGTCAGTTAAAGGTTTTCCATCATCTCCAATCAATATCTTTGATGTATCGTCTTTTGTGAGCAACTGTGCAAACCACTTATCAGGTTGTTCTTGCATCATTTTCATAGCATTTTTATACATATCATAGCCATGGTTTCTTCCACGTGGTGTATATACAAAGATTGCCCATCCATTGTTTGCATTCAAAATCGGTCGCACAAGGTTCCATGCTGAAGGGTTTTGTAATGAAAATTCTGAAAAAATACATCCCACAGGGTTCGGACCTACAATAGAGTCTGCGTTATCTGTACCTATTACTTTTATCATTGACCCATTCTTAAGTTCAATTAACATCATATCATCACGGGTTCTCTTTATAAGTTCTGCAGGTATGGCGTCCCTAAACTTACGTCCATCATCTCTAAAGCCATCCCAAAAGATTTCACGTCCTTGTTTATATTCAGGGAATACATACCAATACATTCCCACACGTTCGTGTGCTTTTACAACCATGGCATTTAAAGCCGTTTGGTCTTTTCCTGCACGTCGGTGCCATACTAATATATTACGTTTGACGTTTCTCATAACAATGGCGTCCCATGCCGGCAGCTGATGTGGCCACGGCTCCCACATATATGGTAGAGTTATGTTTATATTCTCATCGTTACGTCTTACAACACCATCTTCACTAAGTTGTCTATGGTTAACCATTATTAGTCCTTCCTATGATTATGAAAATCTTTAATAATTTGCACATTGATAGTATTTCCACGTTTCTCATCTTTCTGTCGTGCTTCTTTATATTCTGGTGTATGAACATCAACCATCTTTGCCAGGAGGGAGTCTGAATAAACGCGCTCACGGTCTATTTCATTTCCTTCTCTATCACGGATAATTTTCTCTACACCTTCAACTGCACGTTGGTGCATTGCTCTCTGTAGTCTTCCTTGATACATACCTAAAGCATCTTCAATTTCTGCATCAAGTGCAGGAATAATACCTCTCATGCGGCGAAGGACGTCTGGTCGTACAGCCACACCATACTTCTCGCGTAGTTCTAACAGTGCTGCTTGTAGCGTGCCATATCGCGATAGAGCTTCCATGAGTTTTGACCGATAAGTGGGATGCAATATCTTTATAGCGTCATTATTTATCGCTGAAGCAGCCCGTGCTTTCTGCAATATCTGTTTCTCATAGAAAGCCTTATCTTCTTCATATTGTATTATACGACGGCGCTGCTCCTCTGTCGCCTCTTCTACTTCACGTTTGATTGCAGACTGTGGCTTCCCTTGTCTGATATTCCGCACACCGCGCTCAGTATCAAGAACAAGTTGGTTCCCACCACTATCCGCCGCAACCAGGGAGTCGGGGGACACCGATGTTATTTCCTCAGCATAACCTTCCATTATTTTTGCAGCTTTGTATAAGGTTGAGCCGACTTTTTGGGCGCCGTCACTCTTAGGTAATTCTACAATAGTTCCATCATCGAACTCTACATAAGAGTCTGGAGAACTATTTATCTCATTTTCATTATCATTTTCATTCATCTTTAAAGTTCCTATAATTACAATAATACTATTTATATTATAATGCAAATTTGATGCTGGTGGAATATAATGATATGATATATGAATATATGAATATATGAATATATGAATAATATAATATAGTGATAATATAGTAATATATTATTTGATAATATAGTAATATATTATTGGCGTCTTATTGTAACGGCGCCCAGAGGTCTCAGAATATTGGTCGAATTCTAATAACCAGGAGTTTGAATATAAATTGGCAATGCGACTGAAATTTATATCTTTAACCTTGTTCCATGCGCGCTACCCATAGGACTGGTGGTATGTGGAGTGTATCTATATTATTGAATAAATCTCAGTTTATGCTTAGTCCATTTATAACCGCGGTGCTACACAGTGCGAACGCGGTGCTGCTCCAAAGTATTGTCGTTATTACGTTTCGACCTTCACGGCACTGCGGCACTGCAGCACTGTTACGAAATTTTTAAAATTTTTTAAAAAAATTTTTTGCTAATGTATTATATATTTGTTGCTGGTTAACAAAAATCGGCGAAAGTATTGTTATGACTGACTTTGAAGTGTTTTTAGTAGTGCCTAATTTTCGCAAATGCAATAAACCGCAAAAAGCACGGTGCTGCGGTGCTTTCGTTCGAAAGTATTGCTACGACTGCGTTTGGAGCCGATTGGCAGCACTGTCGCGCGTTTTTTGACGAGCACCGTGGCCCATAACGAGTCCATAAAGTGCTCGCATAAATTGATTAAATTTCACTACTAAATCACTCTCCTGGTTGAGCGGAGGGCGCCGTTGACCAGGGAGTATTATAATTGAGACGTAATTCAAATAATGGAATTGGCTGGTTATACCTTTAGTTGAAAATAGTGAAATGGTCCCGTAACTCAGATGGGGTGACGCCACTCGGGGAAAGTTACCCTCCCTACCGGTCGGTTCACTCACCCCTCGTGTTTAGGATAAAATAGGATAATATTTATATACACGCCAGGGTAATCAACGTTTAGAGCCGATTTAATTACCGGTCTTTCTCTGTAGTTTTAACGGTCAGATAGGGCGCCGTAATTAAATCTCAACATTGGTAACATATACAACTCATATCATAACATATCATTACAATAACCAATGTTGTTCACACTTCTACACTTATTCCTATTTTATCCTAAGTTTATACGACTCACATAGTTCGTCGTAAATATCTATAATTACTTTCACGAAAGTAATCAAAGGTAGTTATACAGCAAGCTGTAATTATTTATAGTTCTTTCTCGAAAGAACCAAAGGAATATTTAAAATTATTTATATTCCATTTCACTCTTCACTATCAATAATCTCATAACAACATCAATCATTCTTCTTATCATTATATCTTATACTAACTATCTAATATTCATTTATATTTCTTATATCTTACTTCATCTCTTATTCATCATTTAATCTTACTTTACTTCACTTATCATATCAAACTTACTTATCAACTATTATCCTAACCATTATCAAACACTTATTTAATTTCACATCATTCATAATAACATATCAAATTATCTTTATCATAACTTAAACAAATAACAATACCAACCCATCAAATTCATCTTCTTTTCTTTTATTCACTAATACTTTATCAAAATTTTAATCTCAATTACAATTCCAATAATTTTCATTTTCAACTTACTATTTCTTCAATCATAATACCTACACATTCTTTACAAATATACTTCTCAAATCAAATAATTCATTCAATTACATTTCCATTTTAACTACACAAATAACCCTCGTCAACCAGCATTCAGAAAAAATTTTTTGTTCAGTCCCTTCCAAAAATTTTTTTCTTCAGCAAGTCCTCACGGCTTTATGCATCTCTATTCATTCTACTTCACCAAAAGTTAAGAGCTACACCGTATCTCTAAACTTTTGTCTTCGTATAATGAAGAGCTGCTATAAAGTTCTGAGGAACATTTGTTCCGTTTTCATTCCAATGTAAATTGAATAAATAAATTATTCGATT